AAAAAAAACCACTTAGAGGTAGCGACACTACTAAGTGGTTAAATAGCCGAAGCTATATACGGTCCTAAGACGTATTTCTTTATATTAATTATTTTATTTTTGTTATTGGTGTCTGAATTTCATTTACGTTAGTAATACTTTTTGAATCGTAATTAAACATCCTAAAATTATCTTTTGTAACTCTACTTTTAAAATCGAAATTAGGGTCTGGAATAAATTCTTTTCCAGTGTTTACTGTTTCAGGAAACTGCGTAAAATAAGCTTTTCTTATTAGATTTGCAGCGGTTACAAAGAAATTAACACTAAACCTATTTAAAAAATAAGGCATGTCAATTTTATCTTCTTTAATATCATATTTAATTATGATTTCTTTTTTATTATCGGCGTAAGGAGCATCATCATCAACACCAGCTTCATTATAAAAATGAAAATTAACAAATTCTAACCTATTTGTTAATTCCACTTCAATTAATTGATATTTAATTGGGTTAGTGTCCTCACTAATCTTAATAAAAAATGGTTTATCTTTTCCTATAAATTGAGAAAACATAGAAGTTATAGCGTCTTTTTGTAATTGCGCTTTCCTTGGGTCATGATTATAACCTAATGTTTTTGATGCTAAATTTGGACCAATCTCATCAATTTTATCCTCATCAATTCTTTTAATCTTGTTAAACGTACTGGCAAAAGATTCTATAATTAATTTTTGTTTATTATCAATTATTTGTTTTCTTTCAGACTCTGTAATTATTTTTTTATTTTTCATATTAAGTCATTTATATATAAATATCTATAATTATTTACCCACCAACAACAATTGGTTTACCACCTAATTCAATTAACTTTTTCAAACTAACAACTCTAGCACCTGGTTCATCATAATAACTAGATTTAAGTTCATTTTCAGCCCACTCCCTAGCACCACTTTGAGCATCTAATATCTTATTATTAGCGTCTATAACATTTTATTAAAAACTATATAAAATTAAAAAATTTTACATACCTATTATACTTGTAAAACGCATCAGGGTTTTCATGTTTATTCATAACAGACTCATCATAATCTGGATTAATATTTCGTTTGCCATAAACACCAATACTATAATCATCTAAGTTAGAATTAACTAAATCGATAAACCTAGACAAATCTAAACGATTCTTATTACCAAAATTTGAACCATCTTTAAATATGATTCCTTTCTCATTAATTTCTATTTTAAATCGACTATCACCTTTATATAAATAAAATTCATCAAGCTCACCATCTTTTTTTAATCTATTTATAGTAGAAATTATTTGTTTAAAACCGCTTTGGGATAAATCAATAGTTTCATCTTTACCATAATCATCTACCATCTCTTTTTTTTTAATAATTTGATTTACATCTTCCTTAATCAACCCCTTAGATTGTAGGTATCTTTGCTCTGTTAATATATTAGCCTTTGCTATATTCTGTTTTTTATCAAATCTTCTCATAATAAATTATTTATATATAAATATATAGGATTATATAAAAATACAACTTAATTTATATTTTTTATTACCACAATCATATATTCTATACTTCTTATTTTTAAGCATTATTTGATGCTCACTAATATTTTCATTATAATTCGGTAATCCGACTAATTGACTCTTTCTATACTTAAACCTATATTCTCTCACATTACCATTAATATACCAGTAATTTGGCTTAGAATCATGTACGAACTCAAAACCAATACGCTCATACATATTACCATTAGACCACCTCTTATCAGCATAACTAATTATCTCATTAGGGTTATATGTTTTTATAAAATATTTAAGTAACTTAGAAGCACCACCAACAACACTAACATTTAATGCATTAGAAAATCTAAGTAACTCCCATTCGTTATTTTTACCACCCATTATTACTCTACCATTTCCAAATGTCATAACACTAACTAATTCATCATTAAAATAAAGTCCTAATTTAATTTTAGACTTACAAGTACCTTGTATATGGTTATTATCTAAAAAAGTATTACAATCTTTAATATTAAGCTCTCTTATATTACATTTCCTAGCATAAATGGTTTTATTAGTTAAACCCAATATATTCTTAAGCCTAGACTTAACAATTTCTTTCTTATGAATCCATTCATCTTCAAATATATGGATAAGCTGAATACCCTTATCTTTACAAGAATTTAATTTATTAAGATGATAATTTTTATCCTTAAATAATTCGGAATGCCAATATAATCCATTTATTTCAATAGCTATATTGTGTGATGGTATATAAATATCTAACTCTTGACCATTAAGTAAAGACCTATCATTTTCAATCACATCAATATTTAAACTTTTAATAAAATTAACAACTTCCTTCTCTAATTCACTAACTGAATTAACACCAACTTCATTACAAATAGTACACAACCCAAATCCTTCTCTGTTTCTTTCATTTAATAATACTCTTGTTATCTTATATTCATTATCACACTTATCACAATGACAATTAAGAATATCTCCATCAATATCCTTAATAAATGGAAACTTATTTAATAATTTATTTAAACTGATATTCTTAATTTTCTCCTTAACAATATTAGATTGCGTTGGATATTCAACTCCTAAATTATTCAAATTAACTTCCTTAATCTTTTCTTTAATTTCATTAGATTCAAAAACATTATTAACACCATACTTAATCTTAACACTACCTATTTGTTTTTTTTGAACTAAATCATTTTTCATTACATTATCAACACCATACTTATCAGTAATTTTTCTTTTATATTTTTGTTTAACTGATTCTATTTTCATAGGATTATCAACACCATATCTCTCCTCTAATATCATTTTCTTTTTTTCTTTTACTGAATCTAATTGATTAGTTGATTCAACACCATACTTATCAAGTATTGACTCCCTTTGTCGCCTATTCAAATCACCACTCTCATTAGCACACTTTAAAGAACAGAAATCACCATAACCCTTAGAAAGGGTACCCTTAAATTTAACATCTGAACCACAATGTAAACACTTATGTTTCTGTTTTATATTATTAATGAAATAATAAACCTCTTCTTTAAATGTAAGACCAGTTAAATTATTAACAACAATAAACTCCTTTATCTTTTCCAAAACCTCAGGATAGTTAATATTTAAATAAGACTCCTTAGTCTTAATACCACTCTTGTTATCTAACAAGAAAAAATCTTTATAATTCATTATAAACTTATTTTATATTTTTTATTACCACAATCATATATTCTATAAATCCCCCTCTCAAGCATTATCTCATGCTCACTCTTATCTTTATCAAATCCTTCTCTTATCAATACATCTTTTCTGAAATTATATCTATGTAACCTATTTAACCTGTCTATATACCAATAATTAGGTTTTGAATCATGTATAAATTTAAAACCTAATTTCTCATACATATTACCCATACTCCATCTTCTATCAGCGTAGCTAATTAATTCTTTAGGATTATACATCTTCAAAAAATATTTAAGCAATCTTGAAGCACCACCTACGACACTTACATTTATCTTATTACAAAATCTTAATAACTCCCAAGTATTTTTATCGCTCTTTGAACCCAATGAACTTCTTAACCCTCCAAAAGTCATAACACTAACTAATTCATTATTGTAATATAATCCCAAGTTAATCTTGGAACCAACACTACCCTGCATATGATTATCGTTAATAAATTTTGTTTTTTCCTTTACTGAAATTTCTTTAATTATACATTTCCTAGCGTAAATAACCTTATCGGTTACACCAAGTATATTCTTAAGCCTTGATTTAACTATTTCCTTCTTATTAATCCATTCATCTTCAAAGATATGAATAAGCTGAATACCTATTTTCTCACACAACTCAGTTTTATTTAAATGATAATCATTTGAACGATACTGTTCACTATGCCAATAAAGGCCATTATACTCAATAGCTACATTATGACTAGGTATGAAGATATCCAACTCCTTACCATTAAGAATATTTTTATTATTACTTTCGACATTTAACCCTAAACTAATTAAAAATTCTTTAATCTCACCTTCAGGTAAAACATTCTTAAAAACACACTTAGGACAATTTTGTTTTTTATCTATATGATTACTAGGTGTCTGCTCAAAGATACCATGTTCTGGACAAATTATCTTTACTGGTACATTTGAACCAACATAATCAACCAAGGAATAATCATACTTATTACCATTTAAATTAACTAATTGCGATATAACAACATCACTATCTTTTCGCATCTTATTTTTCATGATACTTTTTGAACATGATGGACAACCTCTACCTAATAAATGCTTATCTGGACTTAACTTAAACTCACCATGTTCTGGACAAATTATTATAACAGGGATTTTAGCTTTTTTATAGTTTACTAAACTATAATCGTAAAAACCATTAAAAACTTTATTCGCTTTAGTTATGAATTCTTCGGTAGTACTATTTTTACTCTTACCTTTTTTAATTAACCCACATTTAGGACATCCACTACCATTTAAGTGCGCATGATATACTTGACTAAATTCACCATGTTCTGGACAAATTATAGTTATCTTACTTCTAGCATTTATATAAATAGACTTGGAATAGTCATATTTATTATTATGTACCTTATTTAATTTATTAATTAATGTAATATCCATATCGCAAATATATAAATAAATATTTACGTAGACAAGGTTATGCTAAAATGATTTCTTTAATTTGTGCGATTATTTGGTCAATGTTATTATTTATATCACTTTCCCAAAATCTAATAAGTTTAAAATTATTATTTTGAGCAATTCTATTTTTCCTTATATCATTACCAACTGTCTTAATTTGAATAGGGTAAATTGGTACAGAATGAATTGAATTAGGGTTACAGTGGTGAAAATCACCATCTACTTCAATTAATATATTACTTTTAAGTATAAAAAAATCAAAAATAGCTGAACTTACTTGATGTTGATATTTAAAATCTTTATTTTCGACCAACCCAAAACTTTCTAAAATTTCTTGTATTTTTATTTCTAACTTAGTTTTTTTATTTCTATGGTTATTTTTAATTAATCTTTTTATTAATCTATGACTTTGCTTTTCTCTTTCTTCTTCACTTTCCCATCGTTTATTAGCTGATTCAGCAATATTCTTAATATGTTCTTCTGATTTAGGAACACCCTTTAGTGATTTAGAAATATTCTTACCTCTTTCAGGATTAGACATGACTTTTTCAATATTATCTCTAACCCTAGGGTCATCCATTGTTAATCCTTTATTCCATACAGTTAATTCACCAGATTCATGCATCTTTTTTTGGGTTTCATGAGACTTTCTTATCGCCTCTGGGTTATGACCCCAATTATTATTTACTCTTGAAGCATGACCTATTATATAATCACGATAACCGTTAGTTATTGTTAAAAACTTTGGTTTACCACCACAACCACATGCACATAACTTAGGTTCGTTATTCAAAACATACTCATCATATGTATCTTTTGGTTTTATACTATGTTTTTGAAATCTATGATTACTTAAACTCTTCAAGTTATCATATTCTTTTTCACATTTATTACATTTAAAACTTTCCATAAAAAAATTGTCTTATTATTACATATATAAATACATAATAATAAGACAAAAGTTACATTTGATACAGCTTTTTTATTAAAAAATAATATAAAATAACTGTAACTGCTTGATAATCAGATAGTTGTCAGAAGAGCAATATAGCTCGGTCAAAACGTAAATCAGCAGTAATATCAGCAATACCATCATCATCCATAGATAAATCACCAAAGTTTACATTCGTTAACATTGTTTGTTGTAAAAGCCATTTTTCGATTACCACACCAGTTGGGTCAAGCATCTCTAATTCAATATCTTTTTTATAACCCGCAGCATACCCCTGACGACCAGTAATAGATTCTGATTGTAATCTCACCCATTCCATAATAGCCTGAGAAGCTGAAGGCCCGATAGGGTCTCTAAATGTTACAGATATTGATTCCCATGTAAATCTACCGATAACCCAGGTAGATGTATTTAAGAAAGGTATCTCAACTTCGTTTTGTGTAATTGATGGTCTGGAAGCTGAAGCTAACCACCATTCTTGAATTCCTAATTCTGCTGGGAATCTTAATAACCATCTATTCTTTTTCTTCGGTTCGTAAGTCCCAGGCATCTTCATTAATAAATCCGCCATGTCTTGTTTTTTTAAATTATTATTATTATATTTGTATAAAAAGTTTACTACTTTATTAATAAATATATAAAATTTAAAAAAAAATGAATTATTTCACATATTTTATTGAAGAAAATAAGTCAGGTTATAAAAGTAGAGAAAATTGGTTAAAAAAAAACAACAATGATTTATACCTTAAGATAATTAACCACTGTTCTGGTGACTTAGAGAAACTTTCTTTTAAGGAGAAAATATGGTATTTTATTAATGATAAAAAAGAAATAGTTAAATGTGAATGTGGTAAAAATTTAAAGTTTAAAAATTCCTTATCTAGTGGTTATGGTAAATATTGTTCATTAAGTTGTTCTAATTCTAGTGAATCTAGAGTAGAAAGTATAAAGAAAACTAACTTAGATAGATATGGCGTTAGTAGTACGCTTATGAATGAATCTACAAGGGAAAAAATTAAAGAAACAAATCTTAAAAAATTTGGTGTAAAGAATATTTTTGAAAATGTTGATTATATTAAAAATAAAACTATTGAAAAGTTTGGTGTTGACCATATAGCTAAGTTAGATAGTACAAAATATAATAGAGTAAAAACTAATATTGAAAGATATGGGAATGAAACACCTTTATCAAACCCAAGTATTAGAGAAAAAGGTTTGATAAAAAGAAGAGAAGAATTTTTATCTAAATATGAGTCATTAAATATTCAAAGTACCAAGGATAACGATATAATTATAAAATGTCATGAATGTAAAAATGATTACATAATTGATAGGAATGTATTATATCATAGATTTAAAATTACTGACAATCCGTGCACATTATGCACTCCAAAAAATGATGGAGTTTCGATACAAGAAAAAGAATTAAGAGAATTTATAACATCACTTAATATTGATTTTGAAGTAAATGATAGAAAAATTATTAACGGTAAAGAGTTAGATATTTTCATACCTAGCAATAACATATGTATAGAATATAATGGTCTTTATTGGCATAGTGAAAAATATGTTAATAAAGATTATCATTTAAATAAAACCATATTATGTAATGATAGTGGTATTCAACTTATTCATATTTTCGAGGATGAATGGTTATATAAAAAAGATATAGTTAAATCTAGATTAAGAAATATATTAGGCATGATTGATAATAAGATATTTGCTAGAAAATGTGAGATTAGAGAAGTTAATACTAAAGAAAAAACAAAGTTTCTTAATGACAATCATATTCAAGGTGCAGTTGGTTCCAAGATTAATTTAGGATTATACTATAACAATGAATTGGTTAGTATTATGACTTTTGGTTCTTTTAGAAAAGTTTTAGGATTAAAAAACATTGAAAATAAATATGAGTTAATTAGATTCTGTAATAAAATTAACGCCAACGTAATTGGCGGTGCTTCTAAGCTATTAAAATACTTCATAGGTACTTATCAACCAAAAGAAATAATAAGTTATGCTGATAGAAGATGGAGTACTGGTAACTTATATGATAAACTAGGATTTTCATATGACCATAATTCTAATCCTAATTATTTTTATATAATTAATAATAGTAGGGAGCATAGATTTAAATATCGAAAAGATATGTTAATAAGAGAAGGGTTTGATAAAAATAAAACCGAACACGAAATAATGCTTGAAAGGGGTATATATAGGATATATGACTGTGGAACTATTACATATAAAAAAACCCTCTATTAATATATTTGTACTATGGAAAAAATGAATAAATTTTTAGATAAGTGTAAAAATGTACATGGAAATAAATATGATTACTCTTTAGTTAATTATGTTAATAATAAAACTAAGGTTGTCATTATATGTCCAACACATGGTGAATTCGAACAAACACCAGATAAACATATAAATTCAAAACAAGGTTGTCCAAAGTGTTCTAATACTTATAAATTAACAAAAAAAGATTTTATTGATAGGTCAAACAAAATTCATAATAACACTTATGTTTACTCTAACGTAAATTATATAAACGCAAATACTAAGGTTAATATCACATGTCAAAAACATGGTGTTTTTAAACAAAGGCCTAGTGCACACATTAACGGTAATGGGTGTCCTAAGTGTATTGGTAAAAATAAAACAAACGAAGAAGTTATTAAAGAATTTATCGATATACATGGAAATAAATATAACTACTCTAAAGTTAATTATATTAACACAATAACACCATTAAAAATAATATGTCCAATACACGGTGAATTTGAACAAACATATAATACACATAAAAAAGGACATGGATGTCCAAATTGTGTTGGTAGAAATAAAACAACTGAAGAATTTATTAAAGAATGTAATATAATTCATAAAAATAAATACGATTATTCTTTAACTAATTATACAAAAAGTAGCGATAAAATAAAAATAATATGTCCTATTCATGGTGTATTTACACAAACCGCTTCTACACATTTAATTGGAGGTGGTTGTCAAAAATGTAAAGGCTTGTCTATTATTGAGAAAAAAACAAAAACCACTGAGCAATTTATAGTTGAAGCAAAATTAATACATGGTGATAAATATAATTATTCTTTAGTTGACTACAATAACGCTAAAACCCCAGTTAAAATAATATGCCCAACACATGGTGAATTCGAACAAACACCTGAAGTTCATTTAACAGGTAGTGGTTGTCAAAAATGCGGTTTTAAATATAATTATAATCAAAATTTACTAATAGATTTTATTGAACAGTTAAATATAAAAACTATTAATAATACTAAGAAAATAATATCTCCATTAGAATTAGATATTTATATACCATCTCACAATATAGCTATTGAATATAACGGCCTTTATTGGCACTCTGAATTATATAAACCATCGAATTATCATTTAAATAAAACAGAATTATGTCAGAAAAACCAGATAAAGTTAATTCATATATTTGAAGATGAATGGTTATATAAACAAGAAATTGTTAAGTCTAGACTTAAGAATATATTGGGTTTAACAGAGTATAAAATATATGCTAGGAAGTGTGAAATAAAGGAAGTATCACCAAAGGATTGTAAATTGTTTTTAGATAATAATCATATTCAAGGTAATGTTAATTCTAGTATTAAAATAGGTCTTTACTATAATAATGAATTGGTTAGTATTATGACCTTTGGAAAAGGAAGAATTGCTCTAGGTGGTAAATCAAACCAATATGAATTATTAAGATTCTGTAATAAAATTAATACAATTGTTATAGGTGGTGCCGATAAACTACTTAAACACTTTATTAAAACATATCAACCAAAAGAAATCATTAGCTACGCTGATAGAAGATGGAGCACAGGTGATTTATACGATAAACTAGGATTTAATAAATCACATATTTCACAACCCAATTATTGGTATATTATCAATAATCGTAGAGAATATAGATTTGGTTATAGAAAATCTATATTAATTAAAAAAGGATTTGATGTTAATAAAACCGAACATCAAATAATGTTTGATAGAAAAATATATAGAATATATGATTGTGGAACTATAGCATATAAAAAAACCCTCTATTAATAGAGGGTTTTTATTTTTATGTTACTTTTTAAAATTAGATATTATCAAAAGAAGCACCAGTGTTCATGATATTAAATTCAATTGTAATGAACTCTAAAGCCTTTGTTGGTTTTAAGAATATTCTACCATTTAATTCATTTCTATCAATTGCTTCTGGGTCATTATCAAGAACTACTCTAAAGTCAGTAAGACCTCTTTCAGCTCTAATATTATCCAAGATTGGATTAACAAGAGATAAGAATTGGTTTCTTACGATATCATCATTTTGTTCGAATAAAAGTCTAATAGAAACAGCAGAAATTAATTTTCTAGCTTGTAATAAAAGTCTTCTAACATTGATTCTATCAAGAGCACTTTCCTTAACTTGCATTGTTTTATTACCCCAAATTTTAATACCCTCAGATGCCCAAGTAGTAATTGGATTAATTCTACCTTCGTAAAGTGCATCTCTTTGAGACTGTGTTAATTTAACTCTAGCTTTAATAGCGTCAACATCACCTCTTTGTACACCTGCAACAGCAAACCAAGGGAATGCAATATTATCGGTAAGAGCAATATTTCTAACAACATCTCTAGTTGGTGGCATATAAATATACACATTGTTTTCAGCATCGTTTACTTGAATCCAAGGCCAGTAAGTAGCGGTATAGCTACTATCAAATTCACCATCTAATTGGTCAATTAAATCATCAACTAATAAAACATCACCAGAAGCATCAGTATCAGGTGTAGTTACAATATAAAGTGAATCCGCTCTATCTTGTTCAATCATTTCAATAGTTTCTTCAACTAAGTTACTATTATTTAAAGTATCAATACCAGGAGTAGCAAAAACATTAATGTTAGCTGATTCTGGATTATTAAATGTCCATATTGCTTCTAAATAAGCATAGTAATCAGAACTTAAACCTTGCTCAGCATTAGTAAGTGCTCTATTAGTAAAAACACCACTACTAAGACCTAAATTACCCTTAGTACCGTTAATTCTATAAGTATCTGCATTAGTTCTTTTTGTTCTATAAACATCCCATCCATCAAACCCACCGTAAGGTGCGAATGTGAATTTTCTAGAAAAAATCTTTTCATAATCTGTACCTTCAACATCTGCCTCAGTTCTAAATTCAGCATTACCTGTTTCAAATTCATAAACTGGACTATAAGTATTACCTAAATTATCGATTACAATATTAACATTATCAATAGTTGCACCAGTAACATCAATATCCATATGGAAACCTTTTGTCATACCAGTATACATTAATAAATTAGGGTCTTCTGGTTTACCTTTGTAATCGAAGAAATCTTGGTCAATACCAACAGTTTGAGAAAGACCTAAATAAGCTTTTCTTTTATTCTCGAATGTGCTATAAGTTTTCTTATATTCAATATTAGGAGTTTGAACACTAGTATTTGAATTAGTTTGATAATCTCTAACAGGATATCCAACGAATCCAGCTGGGAATGCATCTGAAGTATCAGATTCTTCTTCTAATTCAACTAAAATATAAGAAGATTTAGAAGTAAATTCACCATCAAGAGTACCAATTTTCTTACCAATAAAATTAGCAGAAGTTGGGTCCATTGTACATCTAGTAAAACGCTCTAATATAACAGGTTTATCATCCGTATCATTATAAGCTCTAACTTCAACATCAAACTCTTTATCATCTAATTTAATATTCTTAATAGATATTTTAAATTGTTTATTAGCTGCATCACCATCTGAAATTGTCCAAAGTCTAAATAATCTTAAAAGGTTACTACCTCTAAGCTCAGAAACTACCCATGGAGTAACAGCTGGTTGATATTCGGTTTGATAATCATTAAAATCATCAAGATATTCAATTAAAGATGAAATATTTATACCTCTAATTTGATTATTAGCCACACCATCAGCAAACATATTACCGAATAATTCTTCAACAAACAATGCAGTTTTACCATCTTGAGAACTAGTACCTAATACCTTAGTAATGTAATTCTTTTTAGTTCTATCAAAAGATAATGAATAACTAAAAGATTTACCGTTAGAAGTAGTACCAGTTATACCAAAATCACCCTTAGGGTCAGTTTCAGCGGAAGTTAAAATAGTACTATATCCTATATCAGTAGAACCTGTTATATCAAAAACAAGTTCTTCACTACCATTGTAAGAACCCCTACTTCTTAATAATGCAACTAATTTATTTTCGATATTTGAATATCCTGTACCTGAATATTGAATTGTAGTACCAGTTGTCGTACCAGTTGTATTACCATTACCATCAATACCTACTGCATCAACATAAAGAGTAACTGTAGCACCATCAAAATCATTACCATTTTTTTCATAAATAGGTCCGAAACTAGCAGTTGAACTTACTGCGGAAGTACCTAAGAAAGATAATTGACTCGTTAAAAGCCCACCATCATATAAAGACTGAACTAATGAATCTGAAGAAACAATATTAGTTATTACTCCAGAAGTATTAGCTGTAAATGATATTAATGGATTATATGTTGTAGCAGAAACTGTTTCAACTACTGTTGATGTATCTAATGCCGCATCCAATGTAATACCCCAAGCTAAACCAGCATCATAACCAGAAAATCCTAAAATTCTTGTTACATATAATTGATTAGATTGACTAAGAAACGACTTAGCAATATATGGTAACTCATATTTAGGAGCACCAGTATCTTTAATTTTTGTCGCATTCAATCCACCAAAAAACGATTTAAATTCATCGTAATTTGATACAAAAATTGGTTGAAATGCTGGTCCTTGTGTAGTTTCCCCAACAAGACCAAGGGTACTAACACCCACTTGACGTGTTACAAATGATAAGTCTTTCTCTGAGGTATACACACCTGGACTAACGAATACTTTATCTGCCATTTTACTTAATTTATTTTTTTTAATTTATTATTCATTTATAGATAAATATAATCCTATCCTGCAAAGAGACATATTTTTATAAAAAAAAAGAAGTAAATACTTGCTTTATATTAAAATAATTAATATATTTACCATTATGTTAATACCCAACGATAAGTATGATTTCTTTTTCTTAAGTAAGAATAGAAAATTATTAACCAAGGACTATCTTTCTAGTAAGTATCCAGAAATATATAATGAAGTTATGTTGTTTAGTGATAAGCATTCATTAAATGATATTCCATTTAAACAAATTATATATCACTATGTTTTTGATTTAAAAAAAAGACCAACTTGTTTAGAGTGTGATAAACCTACTAATTTTTTAAAGCCAGTTGTAAGGGGGTATTCTAAATACTGTTCAATGAAATGTCAGAATAATGCTATTGATGTAATAAAAAAACGTAAAGAAACATGTATTGAAAAATATGGTGTTGATAACCCATCTAAAAATACTGATATAATTAATAAAAAAAAGGAAGATTTTTTAGCTAAACATGGCGTTGAAAATCCTTTACAGGTAAAGGAGTTTAAAGATAAACAAATGAGTACCATGGAGGATAGATATGGTGTTAAGTTTTATTCGCAAAGCAACGAATATAATGACAAGGTTAAAAAAACATCACAAGAAAAATATGGTGTTAACCACTTCTCAAAATCAAATGAGGTTAAGAATAAAATAGAGAAGACAAATACTGAAAGATATGGTGATAAATCTTCATTTAAAAATGAATCGGTTATAGAAAAATATAAATTAAATTTTAAAAATAAATATGGTGTAATAAATCCATTTCAACTAGAATCAGTTAAAGAAAAATCAAAAGAAACATGTCTTGAGAGATATGGTGTTGATTCATTTATTAAGTCAGAAGAATATCAAAAATCTAATAAAAAGAATAACTTAGATAATATAGTATACAAGTATAAGGGTATCCATCAATTTATAAATTACAATGAAGACAATGATACATTACAGTTTAATTGTGGTGAATGTAATTTAGATTTCAATATAGAACGAAGTTTATTCACCATAAGAGGCTATAGAAACTTAAATTTATGTACTCTATGTAACCCTAAATCAACCATAACTAGCGGTTCTGAAATCGAGTTATACCATTTTATAGAATCATTAAATATAGGTGATATTATAAAGAATGATAGAAAGATTTTGAATGGTAAAGAGTTAGATATTTACATACCATCACATAACTTGGCTATTGAGTATAACGGTCTTTATTGGCATTCGGAATTATACTTAAATAATAGTTATCATCTTAATAAGACTAATATTTGTGAAGCTAATGGTATTCGTTTAATTCATATTTTTGAGGATGAATGGATTAATAAGAAAGAAATTGTTAAATCCAGGATAAGAAATATACTTGGCTTAAGTGATAAAAAAATTTACGCTAGAAAATGTACTATTAAATTAGTCGATAAAAAGATAACTAAAGATTTTTTAAATGAAAATCATATACAAGGTAATAGTAATTCAAATATCAACATAGGATTGTATCATAATGATGAATTAGTTAGTCTAATGACATTTGGTTCATTAAGAAAAGCCTTAGGTTCAAAAAGTGAATTTAATAAATACGAATTAATCAGATTCTGCAATAAATTAAACACTAGTGTTATTGGTGGTGCTTCTAGACTATTAAAACACTTTATAAAGACATACCAACCAAAAGAAATAATTAGCTACGCTGACAGGAGATGGTCACAGGGCGACCTTTATAATAAATTAGGTTTTAATTATATTAAAAATAGTCCACCTAATTATTTTTATATTATTAAAAATGAAAGAAAACATAGGTTTTTATTTAGAAAGGATAAACTAATAAAGGATGGTTATGACTCAAGTTTAACTGAGAAAGAAATAATGTTTAGTAGAAATATTTATAGGATATACGATTGTGGTAGTAAAAAATATTCATTAACTTGTTAGTTAAAATAATCTTTTTTAAGAGCTCTTAACGCTATTAAATAATTCCAAGCGTCAATTGCATGTGCTTTTTGACCAAATACCATATTTAAAAATTTACTAAACCATTTACCTCTTGGGTTTAATTTACCTTCTAATTCTAACTTACCAGTTGAAGCGGAAACAGGTATATTTTTTTTAGAAAATTCAGTACACTCTTCATGAGTAATAATATCTTCAATTATTTCACCATTAACATTCCACATAAGGTCTAAACCATACGCAATACTATGTAACATATATCCAATAGCAGCAAACATACCATCAACAAATCTCCACCAAAAAAAGAAGAAGGCATACCATTTTTCACTTGTTATTGAAAGCCATATTGAATAACCTAATGAATATATAAAACCAATTGGTAATAATAATAATGAAACAATAATAGCACCTATAAATTCTAATAACCCTACAAAAAACTCTTTCATTCTATATTAATTTAAAATCATCCACCAACCACTTGTATTAGTCGCAGGAGCCGCTGCTTCTCGAACTTCAACCGCCATTATAATATTAGAAGCTGTGGAACCACCTTGAATAGTTATAGTACCAGAACCTAAACTTGGAGAAATTCCACCCCAAGTAAAGTTGTTAATATTATGATTCCAATTTACTGTTCTCGAAGTATTATCAGGTATCTCAATATAAGCAGAAGTTGAATTACCGCCCATGCAAGTACCTATAACCATAGAATTACTAGAAATAGTTACAGATGTAGTTTGATTAGTTGCTTGACTATTATTAAGACTTGTATTCCCAACTCCTGAACAATCTGTAAACGAATAACATACTGTTGATGTACTATTCCAAGAACCACTATTCAATGTAACTGAAACTGTATTTGCACCTGTTGGTGGATTGAGTAATCTCCATACACTCCATCCAGTTGAATAAGATGTGCTATCATTTCTAACATTCGTCATTGACTGACCGCCATAACTAACACCTGTTGTACTAACAGCTGGTGCTGCAACTATAACAACTAAACATCTATTATTACCAGTATTTTGATTATGTGAAAATGAATAACTACTTCCAGCAGGTATTCTAACATCTCCAGTAAAATTTCCTTTAGTTAATGGCATTATATATAAGGTGTTATATCTATTATTTCACTTAAACCCATTCCATCTATTTCCGTGGTTTCTGTGTTGCAGTCATACACAGCATCAATGCTATTAAAGTAATTATTAATTTGCAAACTACCATTTTCTAAATCTGTTTTATTATTGTTTACCCAT